CTCTTTTGGATTCTCTGATCCAAGATGTATTTTTGGTAATGGAAATCTACCAACTAGCTAATAATTAATAATAAATATTAATTACTCTAAAGGGGCGGTGTTCACATCGCCCCTTTTTTTATGTATAATAAAAAGACCTAGAAAATAATTATTTTGTAGACTGACTAGGCAGACGGTATAGAGACTACAAAATGAAACGCTATACAAGGAGAAAATTATGGCAGGAACACACTTTACAAACCCAGTAATGTTTGCTGGTTTGAATAACAATAAAAAATGGTTTAGAGATTTACCAGTAGATAACAACCCTAACTACATATGTTATAAAGATGATTTTATTTATAACACTCTACCTTCATCAGAATGGTCAACATCTATTGCAGATGGTGGAGCTTCAGCGGGAATTTCTAACGAGGTTGGTGGAGCAGTAACTTTGACTTCAGCTAATACTACAGATAACAATGGAATAGCTTTAGTAAAAACTGCAAACACTTTTCAAGCGGTGGCAGAAGTTAAAGATAGCACTGGGGCGATTACTAATCCTGGAACAGTTATTTGGTATGAAGCAAGAATACAAAATAATGATGCCAATGCTACTGATTACGGAACTGGATTAGTTGAAACTTTTACAGGAACTTCTGGATGGAGATCTGCAAATAGGATTTCTATTGAGTCAAACAACGGTGAACAGTTTTACAGATTTGTAACTAAAGATGCTTCTGGAACAAATCAAGTTACACATACTGCACACACTATTACTGATAGTTCATATGATACAGTTGGTTTTAGAGTTGATAGAGCTGGAAAAGTTGAATTTTTTGTAAACAGAGAGTTAGCATCTACTGTTACATCAAATATCAACACTGATGACATGCAAATGTTTGCAGCTTCAGTATCAGCTTCTGCATCTGGACAGAGAGTAACAAAGTTAGATTACATTAGTTGTACTCAGAACAGAAATGCTTCTGAATTAATTGGTAAAGTATAATAATTAGTGGCTCCTTCGGGAGCCACAAACTATAGGAGAAATAAATATGTACATGGGTGACGTAAAGTCGAAAACGTTTATCGACTCAAATGCTTCTTCTGCAACATATGTTGCTGTAGCTGCTCGACCAACAACTACGTTTACTTTAGCTAATTCTTCCTTTGGAACAAATACTGCAAGAAAAATTACAGCTACAACTTCGGGATCAAGTGATGGTGGCAAAACAGTAACTATTGTCGGAACAGATGAAAATGGAGACGCTCTTACTGAGGTAATTACTTTACCAGGTTCGGCTACGACAACTTCTGGAACAACAGGTGCTTTTTTAACAATAACTTCGGCTACTGTTAGTGCACAACCTGCAGCTAACGTTTCTTTAGGTATGACTGCTGATGTTTTTGGAGGTATTTTTGCAGGAAGAACAAGAGTAAGACAAGCTAATGTAGCATCAGGTGGTGCTATTGGCAGTGTTGAAGTAAGAAACGAAAGTATTACTGGAGATTCTTTATTAACAGTTAGAACAACTGCAACTGAAGGAGATATAAGCACTATTAACATTCCTCAAGATGGAATTCTTTATAAAAATGGTGCTTTTGTTACTTTTTCAGAAGTACATTGTAATTCAGTAACTGTTTATTTTGATGCTTAATTCATATTATGATGATATCTTAGGTTTTAAGCGTGGGGGCGATGTGCAACCACCTAAAACCAAAAAATATTTTAGATCAACAAAATCAGGTGCAGGAATGACTGCTGCTGGAGTTGCAAGATATAGAAGAGAAAACCCAGGCTCTAAATTAAAAACTGCAGTTACTGGTAAAGTAAAAGCAGGTTCAAAAGACGCTAAAAGACGTAAGTCTTTTTGTGCAAGGTCAGCTGGACAAATGAAAAAATTTCCTAAAGCTGCGAAAGATCCTAATTCAAGATTAAGACAAGCAAGAAGAAGATGGAAATGTTAGATGTCTTACTTAAATGCAAATATACCACCTATCTATTGTAAGATAAGAAAGGAGTATCTTTATGATATGGAAGAAAATAAAGGACAGTTTGATGACTGTGTTATCTTTAGTATTACTAGTATATCAGGCAGGGCTATCTTATTTAACATCATGCTACCAAATGGTGCGTGTTATTGGAGACTGCCTATCTCAGCATTTTTTCAAAAACAATTTGATAGAGCCAAAGTGCCCGATATGCAAGTTCACGAGTTGGAATTGTGGAATTGTTTTAGTTACTGGCCTAGTGTTACTTGTTTTGATTGGTTGGATGGTTTAAAAGGTAAATATTTAGGATTAGATAAAAAATTTTATCATGGTAAATATCTTTTCACAATCGATTGGGCTCATCCAGATGTTAACATCATCGATACAGAACATTCTGAAATACCTCAAGAACATAAGTGTGCACATATATTGGAGCTTGATAACGGTAATTATGCAGCTCAGCCTAATAATCGTATTTTGTGGCACTGTACTAGTTATACTACTGATGACTCTTGGCCTGACTATAAAGTCCAAACTACCTATTGGGATGCAGAGGACTCTAGCATGGTTACAGAAGATTCTGATAAGATGTTTTACCAAATGGAAAAAATAAAAAATGAAAAAAGGACTTATGAGTCTTATAAAGATTATGCAGATGATATGTCCTATGAAAATAATGGAAAAAAAGATGATTGATAAATACTTATATAAAATATTTAGTGCTCTAGATAATTTAATGACTAAAATAGGAGTTTTGTTTGATGAGGGACACAAGGCTATTGGAAAGTTATTCCAAAAAAGAAAAAGAAAAAAATAGAGTAAAATTGCTACAAAAAACACTACGACAGGAAGTTGACATTGGAGCAAATGGGACGCAATCTTATATTATTAAAAAAGGAATAAACAAAGGTAAAAAACTTGGCTAAGAAAGCACTCAATATATCGGAAGAGGCAGCTGTGCAAATGCCTATGAAGACGGTTGCTTCTTTGATAGTAATCGTAGCACTCGGCACTATGGGTTATTTTCAAATTGTAGAACGTCTTAACATTGCAGACACAAAATTAGAATTGATGAATGCAGATGTAGAACAAAACACAGAGTTTAGAATTAAATGGCCACGTGGTCAAATGGGATCATTGCCCGCGGATTCTGAGCAGTACATGATGTTGGAGGATCTTTATAAAACTACCGATCGTATAAACAAACATGTCGAGGACATGGCTTTAAATAAAGTGAACATCGAGTTTTTAACAAAGCAGATGGACAAAGTTTTGAATGATATTGAAAAATTAAAAGATGCAAATAGAGAAATAAAATACAATGGCAATGGGAGTTACACACAATGATTGAGGCTGTAGTAGGATTACTGATGTTTATAAACGGAGAGATCAAGGAACACAGAATACAGGATAATATGGCTACATGCCTTCGTGCAAAACGTATAGCAGAACGACAATATTCTGAATCAGTATCTTATAAATGCTGGCAAGGTAAGGCAGAAACAGAGGTATACATGGGTGAAAAGAGTATTAAAAAAATTATCTTATCTGAATAATTTTGCAAAGATGCT